GTGCCAGCATCGCCGTCTTTTTTTGCACGAAGGGTTTTTGGGAAAACAAAAAATAGGGCATCTGGCGTTCAGGGGGGCTTTCGTATATGCTACGGTCGTGATTCTGGGTGATGGGCAGTGTTTCGGGCGGAGCCCCTTGTGGGGCATCCTGTGCGTTTTTTTGTTGCAGACGCGGGGAAGGTGATCCTATATGCCGAAGTCGTCAAAGCGGACATCAGCTGAATTGGTGCATGCTGCGAAGAAGCAGATCGCCGGGATACTGGGCATCGCGGATTCCTCTGTTCGGACGTGGTCGGTGATACCGACGTTCCCGAAGGACAACGAAGAGGGGCAGTTGTGTATCCGAGACGTGTGTTACTGGTACTTGTGGAATAGGGCCGATAAGAAGTTGCAGCGTGAAATATTGGAGAAACTGGCGACGAAGCTCGGGTTGCGAGTGGTTGAGCCTGGTCAGGTGCCCGATGAAGTTGCTGACCCATTGGAGGCACGCCCGGCAGTGATGTTCAAGACGCCGATGGATCGGTTGGACTATCAGATGAGGCTGGCGAAGTTTGAGCGTGAATTGCGGGACGTCGTTCGGATTCGTGACATAGAGCCAGTTCTGACGTCATTCGTGCAGAAGATTCGCATTATGCTGGAGTCGATTGCAAGAACGACCGGTCACCCGTTGGGCGCAGGGATCGATATGATCATCAAGGACGTCGTCGACGAGTTGCAGAAGGTGAACTCAGGAGCTTCCCGTGATCACGGCGAATGAAACGGCATCGACGCTGGATAACCTGAACGACTACCTGTATCAGCGGAACCTTCGTCGGCTTTTAGAGTCAGCGTTGCCTTATGCGTTGCCGGCTGTTCGTGTAGAAATTCTGGACTGGTGCGAGAAGCACTTCCGTTATCCGACAGGTCCAAAGGTCGGGCAGCCGTATAGCAGGAAGGATCAGCCTGCTACCTCCTTGTTCCTTAATCTCCTGGACACCGACTATTGGCGCAGTGCGATGTTGGTGGCGCCGAATCAGGCAGGTAAGAGTCTGAGTCTGGTCCAATTCGTCTTGCACGTGAACTTTAACCTGCGTGAAGACGTCATATTTGGATTGCCGGACATTGACAAGATGTGGTCTGGCAAGTGGTTAAAGGACTTCGTTCCGGCAATGACGAACAGTGACTTGAAACGATACCTTCCGAAAACAGGCAGCGGTTCGTCTGGTGGGACCCCGAAGTTGGTCATATGGGATAACGGACAGAGTCTAACGCCGATGGGCGCCGGGGCTGGTGATACGCAACGAGCCGGTGCAACTGCTCGAGTCGTTGTGATCACGGAGATGAAAGAGTTCGGCGATGTGTCTGGTGGCAGCGAGGAAGGCGCCAAGGTCGACCAGTTGGCAAACAGAACACGAACGTACATGGGGCGAGAGCTTCTATTTGGCGAGTCGACGGTCACGACGCCAACGAACATTGCCTGGAAGTGGTTCAAGGATGGCACTCAGAGCATGCCGCATTTTCCGTGCGAGTCATGCGAAGAACATATCGCACCAGAGCGTGAACACTTGGTCGGATGGCAGAATGCACGGACGGAAGAAGAAGCCCGGGAGAATACGAGATTCAGTTGTCCTTGTTGCGGTGTCCTGATCGACGATGCGAAGCGGAGGCAATTGCTGCAAGAATGCATCGTGCTCCATAAGGGGCAGACGGTTGACAAGGGCGTCGTTGTTGGGGAGATGCCTCCAACTCGAAAGCTGAGCTATCGGTTCACGGCATCGACCAATATGTTCGCGAACGCTGGTGCAATTGGCGTCGAAGAGTGGGGATTGATGCATGAACAGGACAAACGTCGCAAGATCCAGACGAACCGCAAGATCTCGCAGGGGCTCTTTGGCTTTCCGGTTGAGGACACGGACTTCGAAGTTGATCCTCTGGACGGGTTGGCGCTGACTCGCAGGCAGGGGTCAACGGCGTTCGGGATGGTGCCGTCTGGGACTACGCACCTGTTTGCCGGCGTCGACGTGCGGAAGTCTGCGCTGCATTGGACGGTGCTTGCGGCCGGTGACTACAACGGGATGCGGATCGTATCATGGGGGCAGGAACGTGTTCTGCAGGATATCCCGCTCGAAACTGCAATATTGATTGCTGGCACACAATTACAGGATCGGTTTCGTAACGGCTTCCTGAATAAGGAGACTGGAGAACTGATCCCTGTCTCCCTGACCCTTATGGACAGTGGGTGGAAGCCGATGTTCGTGCAGGCCGTCTGCGATGCGGACGACTTCTGGATGCCGATCAAGGGATTCGGTGAGGGAATCCTGGTTGCCGAGCAGTATCGGGCGCCGCACAGAAAGTCGTCTACCGTTCGGTTCATTGGCGATGCGTTCGATGTAAAGTTTCTGGACGGCGGCTGGGTTGTTCACTGTGATGCGTCTATCGGAAAATCAGAATTACATGCGTCTCTCAGGTCAGACGTAGAACACCATAGCGCGATTGTGCTTCCGAAGGCATCACAAGGGGAGATCCGTGAATTAGTGATGCATCTCACCTCCGAAGTCGAGACGGTCACTCAGGACGGCGGTGAATCCACGACGACGTGGAAGAAGGTTCGGGACGAGAACCACCTTTTAGACTCGACGTCGTACGCGAGAGTCTCCAGGAACGTGTGGGTGTACCTGCAGGAGTTGCTGGAGCCAACAGAGACTGATGAAGACGGGTTCCGTGTCTATGGTGATGGTCCACTGTTCGGAAACAAATAGGGCAAGATCGGAGTGGCGAGATGGCTGATACGGAAGAAGAAGGCTGCCCTAACTGTGGATCGCAATCGTGCGTTCGCATATCAGGCCCGGATGAGCGTTCTGAGGATGTCGAAAACCTTGACAGGGCAAAGTCAGGCACGTTCAGTTGCCTGCGTTGCAGCGATGAGCACTACTACGAAAAGGAACTGGCTGTCCCGCTCAATTCGATTCCCAAGTTTTCGCCGACTGCCAAGTGTCCACGATGCGGGACGTACAGGACAATGACCAGATACACGGATGCAAACAAGAATCAGCGCGGCCACGAGTGCAAAGGTTGCAATTTAAGATTTCTGACACAAAAATCTGACATCCGTTAAAGATTCATCGTATATGCTACAGATGACGGCGTTTTTAGCGAAAATCGGTCATTAAGCGAGAAAGAACAACGAAAATGGACGAGACTTTTACCGTCGACCAATTGGCTCGGTTCATGCGTGTTGCCCCCAGGATCGTGCGACGGTGGCTTGACTCGCATCGATTGGAGGGGTTTCGCGACCCCGTGACGCTGGAGTGGAAGGTTGCGAAGCATGTGATGCTGACATACATGCGAGAGAATGCCATTGTGATTCCTGAATGCTTTTCAACGCCTGCGGACTCAATTCAGAGTCGGCCGGGAGTGAATGTTCAGAGGCGATGAGTATTCCGGTGAGATAACTCCATTTCAATACTGTGTTCGTCTTCTTCGTGAGGGTAATATGTCAATTGAAAACAACGCGCAGTGTTATTCGGCTCCCGATCCACGTGGTCGTTGGAAAAAGCTGAAGCATTGGCTGTTTCCGGCTGACCATTGTTTTGCGCCGGGCGGAGCGTGCGAGTACAAGGATTGCATCCACGGGAAAGCGGTGTCGAAACTATCGTTGGCTGATCGTCTACGAGTTGTGGTGACAGGCGTGGTTGTCACCCAATGGCGAACCGTGACGGAAAACGAGGTTGGTGGCACGGTGACAGCAGCGACGTGTCATATAGGCACGTCTGACGATTTGCGATAAGCACGAGGATCAATGTCAGAAAACGCGAACCACGTCTATAAGTCGCACCCGCTACGGGTACAGAGAAAGCGGTCTGCTGGATCTCGGATGCCGATTGATGCTGTCTACGTTGGGCGCCCGACCAAATGGGGCAACCCATATCGAGCAGAAGAGTGTGCCGGTGGTCAGGCAGATGCGGTCGCGTGCTTCCGGGTGCTCGTCGAATCAGAGCCAGAAACGATCGCAGATATCCAGAAGGAGTTGCGAGGGAAGAAGCTCGCCTGCTGGTGTTCGCTATCTAAGCCTTGTCATGCGGACGTATTGGCCGAGATTGCGAATCGGCTGCCTGATTCAGTAATCGAATCGTTGCAGAAGATCTGATAGACACTGCACCGAACCAATATGAAGAAGTCGAAAGCCCTTGGGATCAAAACCGAGGGCTTTTTTCATGCGCGGAGATCGGGAAAGACGTGGGTTTCTTGCCAGGCAAGATAGGGGAGTTTATTTGTATTGACGATCTGGAATTGCAAACGACTGTTCCGGCATACCTTCAGGAAGGCAAATAGCCGGATGTCATCAGACCCTGCCGAACAACTCGAAGCTGCGCGTAATGCTGCCCTCCAGGCAGTAGAGGACGACAACTGGGCTTTGGTTGTGAAGTGCTGTCTGAAGGCAGAGATCATAATGGCGACCATCCCGGATTCCCGAATTGGCAACACTTCGGATCTCGAATGGAAGCGTGATGCTATTCGCCAGCTTAGAAAACGAGCTGAAGAAATACTGGCTGCTGGAGACGGAACATGTGACCTTGATATCTGTCTGGTCGAATACGTTGGCGTCCGAGAAGGAGGCTGCGGATGTTCGGAATGATTGCTCGGATGTTTAGTCGCCGCGATGAAAGTGCGTTGTTCGGCGCTGCTGATGACCAGGAACCTGTCGTCGCGGGTGTCGAAGAGATCAGTTTGCGTCGATGGGATGCTGCGGATACGCACCGCCTGAACGCGTCTCAGTTCGAGGGTGCTACAGGCCAGACGATCAATGAAGATCTTGTTTCAAGTCTTCCTGTTCTGATGGCGAGGTGTGCGTATGAGGCGAGCACGAACCCAACGATTGAGGGCATGATTGACACGCATGCAATTGACATTGTCGGACCCGATGGGCCGCAATGGCAAGTGTTAGCGAGAGAGCCAGTCCGGCTGCTGAAAAGCAAACGGTTACAGGGTCAGTTCAAGGAGTACGCTCAGGCTGCAGAAGAAGTTTTGCAGGACTGGTTCAAGCTTCCGGATCTGAACGGTGATTTGTCTGGCGTTGAGATCCTGACGATGGACTGTAATCAGCAGTGGACTGCTGGGAACTCTGTTGTTCAGATTGTGGATGATGAATCTATTCGGCAGCGTAACACGATTCGTCTGCGTTGGCATCCGATCCATGCGGAGCGGGTGTTTTCAAACAGGCTTCACGGTCTGACTGACGGAACGCGAGTGACGCTTGGTATTGAGCGAACGAAATCTGGGAAGAAGAAAAGATACCACGTCCTGGAAGCGGACGAATACGGTCACTTTTCCGGGTCTCAGAAGTACGAGTCAGTCCCTGCGGAATACATCATCCATCGGTATCGGTCTCGTGAGCCCGGTCAGATCTGTGGTGTTCCGATGTTGGCGTCTGCTTTGCCGACAATCGCTGATATTCGTCAGTTCGACAAACTGACGATGGAAGCTGCAAAATTGGGAGCGACGTTTGGGATTGTCTTTGAAGACAAGTTTCCGGATTCGCCGCAGAAAAACGGTGCAAGGAAACCTGCTGGTGTCTTGTCGTCAGTGAAGGCTGGGATTAGTCAGATTCTCACTGCCCCAAAGGGTAAGGCTGCTGTTCAGGTTGATCCGAAACATCCAGGAAACAACTACGTCGACTTCCGTAACGAACGGTTTCGCGACGTTGGCCGGTCAACTCAGATGCCGCTGATGATCGTGCGGTTAGGTGCGGAAGATCATAGTTATTCAAGTGCTCGGTTCGACGCTCAGATTTACCAGCGAGGAATTCGGCGTGACCAGAGCAGCATTCTCAGGAAGTATTCTCCATCACTGATGGACGTGCTTCGTGAGGCAGAGTTGGCCGGAATGATTCCGATGCGACCGCTGCAGATTGAGATTGGAGCTATTTTCTCGCGACTGCCCCATGTGGATCCGGCCAAGGAAGCCCGGGCAAGGGAGTCGGATCTTTCGACGATGTCTGCCAGCCTGATTGATATCTGGGCTGAGGATGGAATGCGACCGCAGGAGATGGTTGCCAAGTTGAAGATGACTGTTGAGTCACTCAATCAGGTGAAGGATGGATTCGGCGATGCTTGGTTAATGAACAATATGAAGAAGACAAACCCTGTGATCATCGACATGATGGATCAGCAGGAAGCGAATGCAACATCGACCGAATTAGCGGTCTGATCGTATAGGGGATGGTTTTATGGTGACGTTTGTCGATCAGAAGAAACAGAAACCTCGAACTCAGTCCGACGTTCGCGAAATTAAGCGTAGTGAACGGTCACTCCAGATTCGCGTCGACTCGGCTGATGCGGACGAGATGACAATTGATGCTGTGCTCTCAACGGAGCGGCCAGTTCGGATGTTCGACTGGCGTGAATACCAGGTCATGGATGAAGTGTTGATGTCGGCGGGACGGTCGTCTGAAGACACGATTCCAATGCTGGACTCACATCAACGATACTCGCTCGACAATGTCTTCGGACACATGGCGAACATTCGGACGGAGGGAACGGACACTGTCGTTACCTGCCGTTTCGACAAAGAAGACGAAAATGCTATTAAGGCATTCCGTAAGTACAAGAACGGTCATTGTCGCGCCCTGAGTGTCGGCTATACGGTCCTGAAGTATGTCGACATTGGGCCAGGACAGTCAGCGACTGTCGGCGGCCGGAAGTGGACGGCAGACGTTAATCGAAAGATGCGAATCTGCACCGAATGGCGTGCTGACGAAGGATCGCTGGTGGTTCTCGGAGCGGACAGCAAAGCGCTGACACGCGGTGTCCGCAATGTGGACGGCCTGAGTTCCGAAGTCACTGAAGAAGACGTCCAGTATCTGATGAAGCGTGAACAGCGACGTCAGAAACGAAGCGAACGATCGGAACAGCCTGAGATGATTCAGGGAGAAGCCCTTGTGGCGACACTCCAATCAACTCAGCAGCCCCCGACCGTGATTGTGAACGTGAACAATGGTGACGTCAGGTCACAGGAAAGCATTTCGGCACCGACTGGTGCCAATACGGAAACATCCACGTTGGATGTGGTCAATCAGTCAGTGCCAGCCGATGCCGGCGGCGATCAGGAAAGGACAGGTAGTATGACTACCACGGTTATTGCCGACAGCAGCGCGGCCCAGGATATTGAAAAGATTCGTTCTGAAGCAATTCAGGAAGGGATCAAAATGGAAAAGGAACGACAGGAATCCATCCGTCAAGCTGCGGCTGACGATGTGTCTCCTGAATGCCTGGCAAAGTGCCTTGCAGACCAGACCATGACGGTTGATTCGGCTCGTTCCGCATTCCTGCAGGACATCCGAACCACACGATCTTCTGCTTCTCGTCCAGTGGGCGGAGATTCTCCGGGTACTGGTCCAAGTGGCAGCCGATCAGGCAAGCCAACTCAGTTGGAGGTTCTGACTGCCGCCGTGACTCTTCGTGTCGGTGGTGAAGCCGCCGTCAAGATGCTGCCGTATATGCAGTTCGATCCTCGGATCGGCCAACTGCGGATGCGTCGGCTGTCGACTCATATCAGCGACGAACAACGCCGCAACCATGAACGGATCGTCAACGAGGCGTACGAGTTTGAACAGTTCGAATCTGTGGAGATCTGCCAGCAGGCTCTGCGTACGTCGAACGATGACTTCAGTTCTCGCAACCGTGAGGACATCATCACTCGTGCCGTGTCAACGCCGGCTGTGTCAACGATCTATACCCAGACGATGGGTGCGTTGCTGCTTGCGAACCTCGGCGAACTGAGTGACTCAACTCAGGGATGGTGTAAGGAAGTCGACAGCAAGAACTTCAAGCCGATCGAACAGCATCGGATTGAAGGTGGTCGCCTGAAGAAACGAAACCGTGGCGAAACAGCTCGTCAGGCAAGCTTCGCTGATGCGATGGAATCGTTTCGTATTGCGGAATACGCCAATACGCTGATCATCGACCGTCAGGACCTGATCGACGACGATCTGAACGCCTGGATGACCGCAATGGATGAATATTCACGCGGGATCAAAGACTTGCGTCCATCGCTGGTCTATGGTTTCATCGCGACGAATGCGGCCCTGTCAACAGACAGTGTTGCGTTGTTCCATGCGGATCACGCCAACTTGATCACGGGTTCAGCGTTGTCAGCAGCGACCCTGCAGACCGCCATCACTGCCCTTGCGTCGACTCGTGGTATCGGCGGGCTCCCGCTGAACCTGCGAAACTGCGTGCTCGTCACCAGTGAGACGTTGAGCTTCACCGCTGATCAGTTGGTCGGATCTGCGGAGATCCGCGAGGCTGCAGCAGCCAACGGGACCATGAACCCGATCCGTCAGCGAAACGTTGCAGTGCGTTCGGACAGCCGACTGAACATCGGTTTCACGAACCCATTGAATGACGTCGAAGTTGCTGGTGCTGGAACGACCTGGTATCTGGCTTCCGCTGGTGGTGCCTATGGCATCACTGTTGGTTACCGAACCGGAACCAACCGTATGCCAACGATGGGCACAACGGTCATCAATGGTCAGGGCAAGTATGGCCTGGCTCTGGATGTTCAGTTCGACGTCGGTGTCGGTGTTCAGGGACATCAGGGTCTGGTAAAAGCCACCGCTTGATCTCGATCGTATAGGCTAGATATAGAGTGGTGCCACATTGTGTGGCACCACCTTTTCAGAATGAACTGTTGGGCAGGGTCTCATGTCAGAAGAACGAACAGCAATCCGGTTGAGTGAAGACATCATTATTCCATCGTGTGGTTACAAGACCGCAGGAAGTGTCGTTACGAAGGAAGAAGCAGGCGCCAGTTACGAATGGTTACTGAAGAACGACAAGGGCGACCTCGTCGGTGATCAGGAAGCCGCCAAGGCTGTAGTGCCGGCAGTCATCCATGAAGACCCTGTCGTATCGGAAGAAGATAAAACTGAAGGTGATGACGGAGAAGTCGCCAAAGAACAGACACTCGTTGTATCAGAAGACGATGCGGCGGTGATCAAGACGGTGAAGGAACTGCTGGTTCAGGGCAAGATGCACCTGAAGACCATAGTTCAGCAGACAGGATTCACTGAAGAGAGTGTTTCCCCATTGCTCACAGAGGCAAATGGGTTCCGGAAGAATCAGCAGGGCTGGTTCTCGAATATCTAAATCATCCTTCGGTGAATAGCCGAGCCCTTTAGGAAGAGTGTCATGCCAGAGTTTGTAGCAGAAGATAGCGTGGTCCGTCTGACGGCGGTCGCGGTAATGGAATGTGGTGCCTTTGTTCTGGCTCCTGACGGTCGCGTCGGAGTGGTTCAGAACATGCGTCCGGTTGCGATTGGTGAAGTCGCAACACTGAAGATGAAGGGCATCGTCGAAGTCATTGCTGCCGCCGCCCTGACGGCGGGTGGTATGGCAGGGATTAACCTGACAACGCAACGGGTCAATGTTGCTGGAACAGTCAGCACGGTTGTCGCCGGTACTGTGCTGTATTCGGTCGGAAGCGGAAAGACGGCCTCGATCGACTTGAATGAATATCGGAGAACGGCCAACGCTATTGGCGCGTCAACGGCTTCTGCCGGAACGACAACCGCGGATGCTGGAGTTCTTCCAGCGGGAACGGCTGCCGTTTATCCAACGACAGGTGCGGATGCCACGAAGGGTGTTCGTGTGCATGCTGACGATGCCGTGACTGGACGTCGACTGTTCATTGGCAACGGAGTTGCTGCCCAGGTATTGAAGGTCTATCCGCCTACCGGTGGAACGATCAACGGTGCAGCCGCAAACGCTGCATTCAGTTCCGCGTCTGGTAAAGGCGTCGTCCTTATCTGCCAGGATGCAACGGCCAATACCTGGCTCGGGTTTTAGTCCATTCTGTCAAGTGGATCTCGCTCAATAGGTGTCTGTCATGGCTGAATTTGTCAGTGAAGATAATGTTGTCCGTCTGACGGCAGTGTCGCGTTTGACATGCGGTCAGATGGTCATCGTTCCAGACGGTCGAGTCGGCCTTGTCCAGAACGGGAAGCCGGTGGAGATCGGTCAGGTGGCTTCAGTCAGAATCCGGGGGTTCATCGTCGCGCCAGCGGCTGCGACGATGAGTGCCGGGGCGACTGTCGCTGCTCACATTGTCAATCAGACGATCATCGCAACCGGTGGTGCTGGTACGGATGCTGGAAAGCTTCTGTACGACGTGACCAGCGGCAAAGACGCTTACGTGGACCTGAACCCATAAGAAGATGCGTGGCGGCTGGAACGCTCGCCCCGTGGAATTTGCCCCTCCACACCGGCCGCCACGTTTTTCATCAATCAAATGTCTCACCGATCTTTTCAACGACTGATGGGAACACCATTCCATATAGCATGGAACGGTGAAGATGTGCAGATAGGGGCAGAAGATGCGGAGTCCGTGTCGGCGGTTGTCGACCTGGATCTGCCGATCTCAAGCAATGATCGTGGTGAAGGAGTCACCGGGCGAGGCAAGTTGATCTTCAAGGAAGCTGCATCCATCGAGTTTCAGGAACCAATCTGGATCCGTGGCGAACGCTGGGAGTATGACAGGGAACGGAAGCCTGAAGATGGCAATAAGATGATCTTTGTGGTTCGGCGAGAACAGAACTTCACGACATCACGATTTGGTGGTTATTCGGGCGGGCGATAATGAGCGGTTTCAAGAGTCTGTATCAACCGTATCTGCACATGGAGCGTATGCTCAGTGAGAGCGTGCCGTTTCAAGCACTTGTGGGAGCTGCCACCACAGCAGAAGCAAAAGAAAGAATCAAGTTCATCAGTTGTCAGGACTTCGATAAAACGAACAGGACCTATCAGGCGGTGCCGATGCCGCGAGTCGCGATCTGGAATCTGAATGCCGCCAAGACGAGGACCTCGGCTGGTACGTATTCAACACAACCTCGGTTGGTGATCAGTCTGGAGATTGAAATACCAAGCGAAGTCGGGCCGACAGAAGACGAACAGTTCCGGTACTGCGGGCCGTTGTACGAAGAGATCGAAGATGATTTGGCGACGATGAGTCGGACACCCGGGAATCTGGATTTCGGTGGCATAAGCTATTTGCAGGTTCCAGCGCCGTTTGATCCGAAGGAGAACCAGGGACGTCGTATTTGGGGAGCGGATATCGAATTCATTTGTCGGGGGTAGGTCATGAGTGCCGTTTTGAAAGGTGTCGAGATCGTAAGTAATACGATGACGGCAAGAACGACGCGGCGATTGTTCAATGACATCTTCCGCCGGCAGGGTCAAGAACATGCGGAGAACACGCTTCCCTTGCACTTTGAGTTTGGTGCGTACCAGCGATACAGGTACAAGGTCCGAAACTCGGTCTATACGAGACGTAAGTACAGGAAATACGGGCACAGAAACCCGAACGTCCTGAAAGGTGACCTGAGAAGAATCATTCTGGCGACAGCACGTGGCGGAGTCACTGCAACGCATAGGGGATGGCAGGTGAAGGCTCGTGGAACTCAGCGTCACAAGATGTGGGGTAACACGCGAAACGAACTGGAACAGATTTCACCGAGTGAAGAAGAGAATTACAACCAGACGAATATTCGCAGGTTTATTCGAATGGCTGGGACACAAACATACCGCGAACGAACTCGCCGAGTGATCAGAAAGTAGAGAATCAGCCATGCCTCATGTGTCGTACGATACGAGCTTTTGTAAAAACGTCCGTTCCACCGGATACAATGACTCCGCAGCGATCATTCTGGACCGCCCCAGCGGTTCAGCAGATCCAGGGAGAATCTACCTCGGTAATTCAGAACCGATGGTGAACCTGCAGTCGAGCGACATCGCAACAATCGTCGCGCTGAATACAGGCACGTTCATTTCTGCCGGACTTTGCGTGACGGGATCTTCAACGACAATTCCATTGGCAAAGCGTGCCGATTGCGGTGTGCTTGCCTCCGGTGGGGCTCACGTGTCGTTCGTCGGAAACGATGTGATCATCATTCCGACGCAGTTCGAAGTTCGCCAGGACAGTGAGGATGGTGCGACATGCAATCTGGAGGCTCGATTCCGTTCGTCCGATGGGATCACCGCGCCAATCACAGTGTCTGATACGGCAACTCTGGCAGCCGCCACACTCGGGACATCGTTCGGCCTTGGCACCGCGTTCATTAACGATATTGAACTCGACTTCATCACGGGGATCGTGGTGAATCCGGGAATTCAGTTACTGATGCATCGGTACGGCGGAGGAATCTTTCCTCGGAAGCATTACATCCAGTTCCGAGAACCGACGATCGATATCATGGTCGAAGATGCGGCCGTCGCGAAGGACTTCATTAACCGATTCGGCACGACCAACTACGCTGTGCGAGCGTTCTTCCGGGCACGAGCTGATGGGAGTTCGTTCGCATTGGATGCCGCTGAGTTACACGTGAGATTTTCGTTCGCTTCAGCCTTCAGTAAGCTGGAGACATTGGAAGCGGCTCAAAGCGGCAACGGGTCATCGACGATTCGGTGTCACGGTAAGGCTCTGGTAGCGACAGCGGCAGTCGCTATCGCGTAAGTCGTATAGGCTATAGGAAAAGGGGCAAGTAGTGGCTCATCATTTGGTATTCATTGAGAACGAAGTCGCGAAGGGTGAAGACAAAGCGACTTTGTTCAAACGACTGGGTTTGGAAGACCATACGGCCGGCTGCGATGCACTTCCGGTTTCCTCCGAGGAGTCACCTTCAGAACAGGCAGGGACGCTGTTTGCGTGGCGAACGAAAGGCGATGACCAGATCATCGTCAATAAAGAGAAGCAGGAGTGGCTGAAGTCCGCGGATGGCTATTGGGTGGGAGTCTGGAAAGACAATCTCCCGAAAGAAGAACAATTGCGGCGGCCGTACATGCAGAAAGGGAAGTGGATCACGTTCCGCGCGGGGGACAAATGGAAGCTTCCAACCGTTTCGACAATCGATCAGGAACTTGCCCTGAAGGATGACGGCAAGTGGGAGTTCAAGCCGCTTCGGGAACTGTCCTGGTACAGCGAGGAGATCGAAAAACGGCATTCATCGTTCGAGTATGGCGAGGTGGCCGAAGGTTCTGTGAGTATTCACATGAACTACGACGCGCTAGAAGTGATTGAGTTGGTCATCCGCGCGCTACGGATCAATTACCGGCTTCTCCCAGAAGTTGCAGCGTTGATGCGACTGATGACAAAGCGAGATATCTCTGAGGCGTATGGAGCCATGTTCGATATCAGGTTCATGGAATGATGGTTAGAAACAGGCGGCGAGTCTCGTCGCCTGTTTTTGTTTGAGGAGTGGTCCATGCAGAGCATTAACATGACGACGACGGGCGTGATCATCATCGCGTGCGGGATCGTGTTGCTTGCGTGGGAGATCGTAGCGTTCGTGCTTCAGAAACGCCGCGCGTTGCTGTCCACGTGGCTGCAGAAAGCAGGATTCCGATCACCGGCAATCGTATTCATTCTCGGAATGATCGCCGGGCATGTTTGGTGTTACTTCCCGCCGACACTTGATGGCGAGAAGTTCCATTGCCCGAATTGCCGTCATGAATGCGAACTGATCGTCAATGTGGATGGCACGTTAACGGCAGTCGAAACTGACAATTAAGCATGCGGACTGGGTGATCCGCTGCTCATGGACACACTGAGGGGACTATGTCAGATCAAAACCTAGCGTCGGCTATTGAAACTCTGATCGGCGGG